ACTACCATTATACGCAAAATATCAAACAAAACTTGTGCGTACACGCACAACTTCGATGTGATAATTGATTAACTTTACCAAAAAACCCGCCGAAGCGGGTTTTTTGATTGTATTTAATTTACTCGACAATGAATAAATTGTTAAATCTATCTTCTGCTTCTTGATCTGTGATATCGTCGATAACCTCTGGCTCTTCTATATGTAGAGCTAGGAATCCTGCCATAGTTATTGTTTCTGCTTCAGCATCTAATGAGCTAATCCACTCTTTCATAAACTGTTTTGGTAGACAGAAGTAAAAACGTTTTCTTATTTGCTTTTGTTGCTTGTACCAGGGTTGAGCAGAAACATACTTTATATAACTAAACACAAATTCGTACGGAAGGGAAATGCCCTCTTCGTTCTCAGTTGCGGTATTCCAATATACCTTAAATTTGTCTGTTAGGTTGTCAGCCATATTTTTTAAAGGAACAGTCCTACAGCACCCCGGACTACTATTTCTAGTAATGTCATATTCACAATACCCAAAGTAATCAGTACTTCCGCTAGACGGATTAGATGTAAAGTAAAAACTAGGTTGCGGATTTGGATTTAGTTCGTATACAAAACTACATTTTTTTAATGCTATATTTCTAAAATAGAATCGTGTTACTTTACGTTGCTGAATTGGTTTATAATTTTTGTCATCTGCAAAAATTGATAAATCTTTGACTACTGTTTTAACTTCGTTTATATAATCTGCAATTTGTTCTAATTTAGACTGTACTTTAACAGGGTCTTTACTGCTAAGAATTTTCAAATGGAATTTTTTATTGTGCGTTAAATCTGTAGCCAATGACGCCGCAGTAACGGGATTACTAAAAATCCTAACCAATCTATTCTTAAATTCTGTTTGAGATTCACCAGGCGAACTAATTAGAAAACTTTCTGCAGGAACTGACCCTAAGTAAGTTTTTTTAAAAATTTGCTGAAATGGGATATCTGGTGATAATAGTTGTAATACTTCATCCACTGGCTCTTCTACTCCATTATGTAGAGTATTGTAGTTAGTAGTGTCGCCACCAATCTGCATACTAAGTACAATCAGTCCTTGTGCTACATTATCAAACTTGGATGGATCTACGTCGAACACTGCTACAATTTTAAAATACTTTTTTAAGAAGTTTTTAAATTGTAGATAAAATTTAGAATCGTTAGTAACTAGACTTTTTGGAATAACATAATGGATCCCGCCAGTATAGTTATTGGTAATCATAATGTCTGCCGTTTTTATAATAAAGAAAACAGCTTCTTCTCTAATACCAGTAACTTCATACTTGTGTGCTAGTGCTTTTACATATTTTTTATGTGTAGTTAAACTGTATGCAGGGCTTCTAAAAGGAACATTGCCAATAAAAGATACACTCTTATTTTCAAAAACTAATTCTTTATCAATGTCATAAAAATTAGAATGGTACAGATCCAAATTAGGAAATCGGTCAACTCCCTTGTCGTACCATTCTTGATCAAGCTCAACTCCCACAATTTTTTTGTCAGGATACATTTCGATCATAGGTTCAATGAACCCGCAGCCCCCGAAACTAGGTTCAATTACAATATCAGAGTCAACTTTTATATTACCCAGAATTTCTTTAACAAGATCCACGGGTGTAAAAAATTGTCCTAACTGATATTTTTTTGATTGTATATTTTTTTCTTCTAGCATTTTATATTTAGTACACCAAGTTTTCGTATTTAGATAAATCGTATTTAGATAAATCTGTAAGGAATGGAGTTTCCCATGTGATGTCTAATAAGAACAAATCATGGAATTTTTCCGGTCTACTAATTTGTCCTTCTGTAGTGTGTCCTCGGTGTTGTGATTGTAACGGTATCATACCTTTAGTGAAATTATCAGCACCCGCGGTGGTTGAGATTAGGTGATAAGGAACCCAGTAATGCACAGCACCGTTGCCGAACACCGCAGAAAACAATCCGTAGTCAGCTTTGTCTGGATGTATCTGTTGAAAAGTGCCGCCACCGATATAATTATAACCTTTAGTAGCAAGCGGATTCTTTACAAGTTTCTTAGTACGTGCGCCTGCTTCTAGAGCATATCCTCTTTTTTCAATTGCTTTTGTAGAGTCACCTTTGGCTATTACAGTATATTTGATTTCCACACGGGCTCCCCGTAAATTTTGCAATTTAACAACAGCAGAGTCTAAAGTGGCATCATGGGTTTCGTCTTGCTTTTCTAATAGCCCAGATGATGCACGTATTTTATCTTCCCATATATCACCTTTACGTTTAGATGAAATGGGAGCTTGTACAGGATAATACATTGCGTCAGGTAATCCATAAAACTCAGTCCACCGTGTTCGGTCTTGTGTTGACTGCAACAATCTGTATTCTTCAGTAGTTAAGTTTTTGATGTTATCGGAAATCATTTTAGTCTTTCTAGATGTGGCCGCTTGTTTAGCGTATGTGTTTATTATACCGTCAATAGTGCCAAATGTCAAGTACAAAACAAAAAGAAAACCCGCCGAAGCGGGTTCCGAGTTTCTGTTACGAGGTATGTCTTACCCTAAGCTGAGTTTAGGCAGCTAATGCGAACTTTGAGTCGTTTGCGGTTACTTTTTTGTGTCTTCGACCGGGAGACCCCAATCCTAACGGCTTCTACATTGCCGAGCTGTCCACTCTGTTACTCTTTGCCCAATCGATCCTGTGTCAGGCCCATCAGAAAAACACTTATGTCTTGTTAAACCTTTACCTGGTGCCCAACTAAATCTATTAAAACAACTTGGGCACAATGCGGTGTACTTCATAAATATCCTTTTGGTGGACCTGGCGGGCACTGCCCCCGCGTCTTGAACTTATTTCTCATCGCTTCATACAGCAATAACTTATATTTAACTACATTTTAACAGTTAAGTCAATGTCTTCTTGTTGCTTTTGGACTTCTTTCATAGGACGAATAGGTTCTAACCAGGAATCTGGAATGTAGGCCTTTGGAGTATCTCCGTACATATTACTCAATCCAAATTCTGTGGCTATCCACCAAAAGTGATCTGTAATAGCAGCCTTGCAGGCAATTCCCTTAAACTGAAATTCCTCACCTTGCGTAAAATGTCCCACATACTCATCCACCAACACAGTTTTGCCTATGTTGGTAGGCCGTATGCTCATGATAATTTTGGCAAGATCGCCTTGTTCACATTTCATTTTGTTTCATCAATCTAGTGTGTAAGATCATATTCTCAGTGACCAGTTTAGTGATAGTGGCCAGCATGATTAATCTATCCGCATCTGTAATTGTTTCTTTGTCAAACTGTTCTAGAATACTAGAGCCTATCATTCGCATGGTCTGCTCTTGGCCTTTGGAAAATACTCCCCAGTCAAACGGGTCGCCTTCTTCGTGTGCAAAAGCAATATCCACAAGTTCATCAAGAGTTATTTTAGCCATGCTATTTTTTCTCCTGTTTCTTTTCTTCGATCATATTCTTCTGGGGTACTGGGATATCTCCAGGCCCATACAGCTACGAGAGCCATAAAGATACCTGTATAGATAACACCACGCAATGGCACTGTCCCAATACTCATTAAGATCAAACTCAACGACATCATGCCAATCATAAGATATTTCATCTTTTGTGGAAATACACGTTTCTCTGACCAATTGCGTAGGAAAGGTCCAAACAGCTTGTGATTCATAATCCAGTTATGCATACGTTCTGAACTTCTTGCAAAACAAAAAGCACTTGCAACCACAAAGGGACTATAAGGAATACCCGGAGTTATAACTCCAATGTATGCCATTACTAGGCAAAGACAGCCTAGAACAAAAAAGAACGCTTTTTTTAATTTAATCATATTATTTAATTAGCAAAGACATTTGACGACCCAGTCAATGGGTCGCCACAGGTGCAGGCATCTCCCTGACGGTTAACTGGTTTGTTCCCAGCAAACACATTCCCACTTGCAGCCTGTGTTTTAGGACCACCATGTTCACCACTGCCATGACCTTCTACTGATGCAGCAGTTACGGATATAGGAGCATTATTGACTATTACCGAAGGAACCAGTGCTTCAATAACTAGCCCCCCACAGTTGTCTACATTGACTCTTGCTACGCCTGGCATACTATTAGGCCAACGCAATGCCAGTAGTTGATTCAAGAAATTGTTTGGCAAACTGTGAATCTGTTGCTTCGGCTACAGTAACAGTTGATTTTTGTAGTTTAACTTCAGTATCCGGATTGACTGTAAACAGGTAAGGCATTAAACCTGGACCTTTTGGCCCCATACCAATTACTTGCGGATTTTTTAGTTTATAATAAACTGCACCGTCTTCTACTAACTTGGCAACAATTTCTTCACCACTTGTGAGTTTAAGAGTGATTACTTCGCCTGCTGATACGCCTTTATTAATTAACATTTTATACCTTTTCTAAATGTGCTTTAAGTTCTGTAAATCCACCAATCAGTTCTTCGCCGATAAAAATCTGCGGAACTGTTCGTGCTGTTGGAACAGCTTCCAATAGTTCTTCTCGAGTATATCCGTCTCCAATTTTCTTTTCTTCGAACGGAATACCTCGTTGTTTTAACAAGGCCTTGGCCTGGTCACAATAGGGGCAATGGTACTTTGACCATACTGTTGCTTTCATTTTATTTCCTTTGTGTCATATGTCTGTTGGAAGATGTCTTTTTTCACAGCACCATAGTCTCCTTCGCCGTGACGCACAATAACATCATTGCCTGCGGTATATTCCAAGTTGCCCCACGTGGCTTTAATAACGCCATCGTGATCAGCCAACTTAGCTATTTTGATTACACCACCCTTAGGGGTTCCTGTACCGTCATGATTGTCGTCGTATTTGTCATGAAAATTTTCAGGATCCAAAGGCCAAAATTCTTTCTTAGGACCCGGACCCATGATATAATGTCCTGCCTTATGCTCTACTGGACCTTCCAATGTTTGTGTAACTCCATCACTGTCGGCAATGGTATACGGCACTGGAATTGGCTTCTTAAAAGTTTTAAATGCCCCATCTTTAAACCAGCTATCGTCAATTTTACCTTCAATGAGGTTAATGTATTCTCTTAGTGTTTTCATAATTAACTTGAATATATAACTCTGCCTTTTTTATCAAGGACTCTAACCAGTATAGCACCTTTAGCTTTTTTGGCCAGGGCCATAGAAATGGCCTGAGATTCGGTGCCAGCACCGCCTATAGAATTCCAAGATTCAAAAGGACTTTTACTTTTAAATTGTACCTTGTACATATATATTCCTAGATGGCCGGTAGCTCATCGTAATCTAGGCTTTCTCCCATTATGCCAATGACATAATTTGTGCTTTCACTTTCTTGTAGTGCTGTTTGTTTCTTGCTAGTATCAGTGTGCTTGTTAAACCAAGGGATCGGAGTTGACTTAGGCGCTGTCGCCTGGTACTTGATACCAATTTGTTTTAGTGCATCTACTGCTGTGTAGTCCACAAAATCACGTAGGATATTAGCGTTGAGTCCAATAACTGGTCCCATCTTAAACAGGTATGTGGCCCAATCTTTTTCTTCACGTATCACATCCATGTACAGTTGATACACTTCTGCTTCGCATTCTTGTTTGGCTTCAACAAACCGTGTGTCCTCTTTGACCACTTGGTTGATCAAATAGGCAGTCCATCCCTTGTGTAACAACTCGTCTTGTAGAATTAATTGAATAATATTACCATTGCCCATAAAGATTTTATTCTCTACCATTGCTAAACTAGTAGCAAAACTAACCATAAAACGGAATGCCTCAAGAGCATAACTTGCGTGTAAGGCCATCCATATTGCTCGGATGTGTTCTTTCTCTGTAACTGTCTCGCCTAGCTGTTTACGACAATTGATAACGTGAAGTGCTTCATAGTAGTTGCCCACACTTGATGCCATGTCTACAATTTCTTTAGTGTCATGTATGGTGTTAAACACATCTTTGGGTACATTGTAGATGTTGCGAATGATGTGGCTATAACTCTTGCTATGTATGTTGGTTTCAAAAAATGTCCAGTTGTATACTAGTGCTTCTAGTTCTGGCAAAGATATTACAGGCATAAAGATTTGACTTGGGCCACGTCCTTGTAAACTGTCTAAGGCTGTTTGGCGTAACAAGTTGCTGGTAAAGATATGCTTGACAGCATCGCTGGCGTCTTTGAAGTCGTTTGAATCTTTGGTAAGACTGATCTCTTCTGGTTGCCAAAAGAAGCCACGTGCTGTTGCTTCAAAGTCGGCAATTTTTTTGTATTTGACTTCTTCAAATCTCTGTATGGTCACAGGCCCAGCTGGATCCAAAAACATCTTGCGATTAAGGTAGTCTGTCTTTGTGTTTAGGTTGTATTGTTGTTTACTCATTTTAAGTAATCCACGTGTGCTACAGCCCTCCAGAGATCTAGTCTTGGAGGTTCTCCATTATCGGGTTCTTTGTATACGATTCTTATCTCAACATTGTTGGGATGAAGTTCAGCCATTAAAGAATTTATTGTTTCCAACGCTGCTTTAATGTTTTCTATTTGTTGTCCAATATTTTGTGTTGTCATAATTTACAGGCCTCGCAGTCCTCTTCTATTTCATATCCATTTACAGAATTTGTGTGTCCGTTTACTTGCACCACTAATTGTTCTTCTTGCATTTTGCTTCCTGCTTTGTTAATCAAGCTATAGTAGAATGTTTTTAATCCCCACATATGTGCCTGCATCAAATTCTTAGCAATCAGGGTTGTTGGAACTTTGCGTTCTGGAAAATGTGCAGGATTATAGAATGTGTTAGTTGAAATTGATTGATCAACATAAGCAGCAATAACAGCCGCTGTTTTCAAATAACCATCGCAGTCTTTTTGTTCCCACATCAATTGATATTTGTTTTTTAATCTATTATATTCTGGAACAACCTGCGTAAACGATCCTGCCTTTGATTCTTTAGTGCTGATCAAGCTCATTGGCATTTCAATGCCGTTAGTTGAATCAATTACCACTGAGCTTGATTCAACAGGTGCTACCGCCATCAAGGTGGCATTACGAACACCGTGTTCTTTCATATTCGTACGTAGTGCTTCCCAATCAAGTTCAGGCGTAAAGTCTGCTAGTTCGTTGACTCCCTTAGCCCGCAGTTCCCAGGGAAACACACCTTGTCCGTAACGTGTTTTGGCACTCTCTAAACAAGGTCCACGTTCCTTGGCCAGTTCAACTGTGGCTTCTGTGAGATAGTAGGCCTGATGCTCCATCCAGGTTTTGACTTCTGCCAATGCATCCTGTTCCCCGTACTTCAATGAACGCTTGGCGTGCCAATAGGCTAGATTAGTAATGCCAATGCCTAGGGGCTGTATCTCATCATTACTTAATTTACTTTGTATTGATAAGAAGTCTTGATAGTCAAGAATGTTACACAGGCTACGCTGTAGAATCCTGCAGGCTCTACGCATATCCTCCGGGTTCCGGAACGCTCCCCAGTTGATAGATCCCAGTGTACATAACGCTATGCGGCCATCCTCGTCGTCTAATCTCTTAAATGAACGGGTGGGTAATAGGATCTCACAACACAAGTTACTTTGATAAATCGTATGATACTCAGGATCAAATGGTCCTTGATTCATTACATTATCAATGAATACAAGATATATTCGACCTGTGTCTGTGCGTTCTTTCAGTATACCACTCTTGAAAACTTCTTCGGCACTCATGGTCTTGGTACGCAGGTCTTTGCGTTTTTCGTACTTTACGTAGAGCTCTTCGAAGCGTTCTGTGTTTTGATAAAACGCTTCGTATAAGTCTGGTACTTGGTTGGGATCAAAGAACGTTATTTGTTCTTTGTTTTTAAATCGTCTCCAGAAGAAAGCACTAAGCACAACCCCATAATCCATATGACGGACTCGGGTTTCTTCTGTTCCTTGGTTGTTTTTAAGCACAATAAGATCATCAAACTGATGATGCCAAATAGGATAAAAAACAGTAGCACTTGCATTACGAATACCTCCTTGACTGCAACTTCTTAGGTCGCCGAACCATTTTTTCAGGAAAGGTATCATACCTGTGTGCATAATCTCACCACCACGGATGGGACTGCCTAGTGGACGCAATCGTCCTATCTCCAAACCAATGCCTGCTCGCTTGCTGGCATACTTGGCCATCATTTCACCTGAAGCAAATATACTGTCCAGATCATCGTCACTCCTGATAAGTACGCAACTACTAAACTGTTTAGTAGGAGTCCCAAGACCAGCGAGCACAGGAGTAGCAAGAGTAAACAAGCCGTCACTAGCTGCTGTGTAATATTCTTTGATGTAGCGCATTCTCGATGCATTCTGTTCTTCTCGGTGAAATACAGTAGCGGCCGCGACCATGTATCTAATTTGTGGAGTTTCATAAGTTTCCTTTGTGGCACGATTCTTGACCAAATATTTTTCAATCAACTGCTCGATGGCAGCATACCCATATTCTTCATCTTTAGAATGATCCAGCATGTCATTCATCTTGTTCCAATCTTCTTCGTTGTACCAAGTCAATAATTCAGCTGTGTACAAACCAGTGGCCACATTGGTTTTTACAATCTCGTAGAGGTGGGGAGGCTCGTAGGAGCCATAAACATCCTTACGCAACATACTTAAACGTTGCTTGCCTGCTACATATTGATAGTTAACATGTCCAACATCTGGATTTGATTCTACATCAATCAAATCCACAATAGCTCTCAGCGTGATGCCATCTATTTCTTGTGTGGTGATTCCATCGTAAAAATGTGGCTGGGCTTTGATTTCAATCATGCTCTGACTGACATCGGCTATTCCTCTACATACTTTTGCAATCTGTGTCTGCCATTTTTCCAGTGTCAACTGTTCTCTTTGCCCATTGCGTTTAATCACCGTTATTGTCATTGTTTTCTCTACGTTATTCTTTGCGATCTGATATTTATTTGTTACTGTTATTTGTCCAGATGATGCTGGTTTCAACTCCGCTTAATTCAACAGTTGACAAAACACACCCATATTCCAGGTTTAAAACGTGATTGTCTACTACCAAAAAATATTTACTGTACCTACTGGCTTCCATTGTAGACATATGTATCTCAAATCGACTTGCTATAAACCGCTGTGTTAACTTTAAAGTATACAGCATTCCAAGAACAATAGCAAGCTCATCTAGTTTAGAATTTAAAACTAGATGCCAAGGATCCGGCCACTTGTCCGGAGTAAGGGGGTTGAGATAATGACTAACAAATGGTGCTCGACTCCAAAGATGTGCAACATCCTCTAGTGGAGTTTGGCTAGTTTCTATGCTATCACGAAATTGTTTCCATTTTATTAATCTATCATTGTTGTATAGATCAAACACCGTAGGTAATATTATATTCGATTGAACCAATAGCACCAGAAATTAATGGGTTTTGATATTTAAGAAGTAGGGTGTCATTATTTGGTCCAGCTGAATCATCATAGTTGCTGTTGTTTTTTAGTTCTGCAAAAAATTCGAATCCTGTCATAACAATTCCTCCTCCCGAATAGGTATATGTATCTGAAATTTCTATGTCAGTGTTAAATGTGTTAATCACTATGACAACTTGTCCGGTCCTTACGTGCTGACCTAATCTCAAAGTGTAATCAACATAAATGTAGTTGTTGTATGCACTGAACACAGCCAATGGTCTTGGTGCATCACTGAGATATAGTTCGCTGTAGTTTCTATCCACTAGGCTGGCTGAGCTAGCATTTTCAAATTCCACTCTAGTATCTGCAGTAGTCACACTGACAATTCCAGATTCTTGATGTCGATTGCTGGAACAGTTTACCAATGTGTTGCCGAAGGATTCACCAAATGACACTATACTAGTATATGGTGAAGACGCACTGTTGGTGTTGTTGCCACAGTTGGTGAATCTAGATCTTTGAAACTGTGTTCCTCTTCCTTGAGTACTAATGAATGCTTGATTGGCCACTTCTTCAAAGTGACAGTCGTCAATGTGCCAAAGATTTCCCTGACCAACAACACCGCCAATATATATTCCTGTATCACAGACAAAAAATTCACAGTGTTCAAAATCCACTACTGAATCAAATGACACAGTCTGTTGGCATTCCACTGCCAATGGTGTTGAATGCCATTTGCAATCTTCAAACACCAGTTTGTTGACTCTGGTGCCAAACAAGTTATTTTCCCAAAATACTGATGCAGTTACATTGGCAGACCCATCTGTGAATTCTGCCAGCACTGGAGTAATAGTGCTGGTACTGCCGCTGCCCGAAGACAAGCTGGTCACTGTGAAATTAGATTGCACTGTTGCGGCCAATGTTGCATCTGACTTGGAACTAATTTTAATACTACCGCCTACCACAACAGCTTCAAAGTTTGCACTAAATGTGGCATCAGCATTTAATGTTCCTACTGCTATGCCTAGGGTGTTGGCAAAAGTACTGGTAAAGGCAGTGTTGATAGTTGAACTCACTCCGCTGCCCGATACTATGACGTTACCACCTATACTCATTGTGGGTATGTTGTACAAACAACTGGCATTTTCCGGCACAAACACAGCATCACCTAACACATATCCAGATTGCCATTTAACACTTTTGAATTTACATTCCTGTGAACCGGTTATGACTGTTTGACCATCGTTATGATTAATGGTTAAATTTTCTATCACAATGCCTTGCGGTCTACCGGAGATGTCTTGGAAGATAATATTGTTATCTCCTATTTCTAGAACTGTTTCTTGTGAATTTTCTCCCTTGATCAACACATTGCTAGGTATAATTAGATCATCAAGAAAAAGATACACACCATTTGGCACAGCCAATATTTTTTTAAATTTATCGTTGGAATTTTTAAACAGTTCATCAATGGCCGTGGTAAATGCTAGAGTGCTGTCAGTTGATCCGTCTGGTATTGCACCAAAATCTACCACACTGACCTGTATCTCATCTATTTTAGACTGCAATCCACGAGCAATACTGAGAGTAATTGAATTATCATCGGCAGCAAATCTATAGCTGGCGGCCAATTCTAAAATATTATCGTGTTCAGTAAGGACTTTGGTGTTGCCCACTGCCGGGGCACCTTCAGCAACACTGCCGTTGCCTATGAATAGTTCTTGACTGTCAACAGCCCAGGCAAATTCTGCTGAACTCAGTTGTGGAACACCTATGCCTGAATTTTTTTGGCCTCTTCTGACCTGGATTTTCGAGATTTGAATTACAGCCACTTTGATATCCTCTATGCGTTATAGAGTATTTATCTACCTAGCTTGTAGTATTCCTCTACCTTTGTGAGCCAGGCATCCTGCCACTTGTTGAAGTCTGTAGGTTCTAGTGTGAACTGCTGATATTGAAAGTCTCGTGAACACATAAAGATAACACCTTTCTTGATGTCTGTGCCATAGACTTCATTATGTGCTAATATATAGGCCATCAGCTGTAGGTAGTAATCTTCTACCCATTCCGCTTTCTTGGGCTTGTTGGTCTGTTTGTAATCGCATACTGCGGGCTCTCCATCGTGTACTGCAACTAGATCAGTTGTACCTGAAAACAATCCCGGATAGTATAGACTCTGTTCCATAGCCCATACTTCGGATACTTTTGATAATCCATTTTCAATAATAACATCAGCCATTTTGTTAGCCTGTACGTGAACAGGATTGTTACCAGGCTGTCGTTGTATACCAGCAATGAATCTTTCTAGATTGCTGTGCATGGCTGTGCCTACGCCTGCAGCTTCAGTGGTAATCTGTTGTGCTTTTTCAACTCCTACTCGTTTCTTCCATTCGTTCAAATGAGTCATGTCTTTGGTGGCACTCAATATAGTAGTCACTGAGGGTAGACTTTCGCCGTCGGGAGTTTGGTAAACACGTTTACGTGTTACGGGGTCGTTGATTTGAACACAATTTTTATATTGGAAACGTTCAACAAAGGGTGGTGGGTTGATAATCATATACTGTATATATTACAGTAAAGATATTATGTTGTCAAGCCTGGGTGGCTAATTGTTGTGGGGCAGCACTGGCTGCAATTTTATCTACTTCCGCTTGACTGTCTTTGGTGCCGTCTGGTTTTTGTTTTTCGCTGCCGGCGCCTGGCACTTTGAGCTCAATGCCGTCATCATTGAAATTTGAAATCATTGCCTGTACTGCCGGACTTGAATCGTACATGGCTTTGAAAGTTTCATAATCAGCGGTAAGCTCAAATCCGTTGATTGCTAAAACTTTGTTGAGTCCGTTCCAATTTAATTTCGAAGGGGCTTTTTGACTGGCAGCACGACCTATATAGTTTCTAAGAACCATTATGAATCGATCAATTTCTATTCCGGAGTTTCCGCCAAATTCAAAAAATCTCATTTTAGTGTGCTCAATTCTTTAGTAAGTTCTTGAATCTGCTTTTGCATTTCTTTAATCTGCTCTTGAATGGCTTTCTTTCGTTCGGCCATCTGTTTGACCTGAGCTGCCTGCTGTTTGGCCATTGCTTGAGGATCCATTGCTGGGGCCGGTGGCTGACCGGCAGCTGGAGGTTTTGATCCTGCAGCACCAGCTGCAAATGTTCCCAACGGAGACGGTTTAGCACCCGGAGCCGCTGCACCAGGCATAGGAGGTGTTAACTCTCTTAGTCGTAACCCACTGGTGAATTCTTCGAGTTTCATCCTGCTAATGCTCTCATCAAACGATTCTGATGGTTGATACTTTCGCGCATCTCACGACCTGCTTCTTCTGCACCACCTGCAGCTGGCTCAGCAGCGGCAAATTCGTCTCCACCTAATTCAGCATCTGCGTTCATGGCATCGGGTTCAGCAGCCATGTCAGCTGCCGGCTCGCCGCCTAACATATTGACAGGCTGTTCTTCACCTGTTAGTGTACGTACTCCAGTGGCCAATGCTTCACGTGTGGTCTTGAGATTTTCCAAGGCTGATTGAATTGCCGGAGCCACTGCTTCAATAAATCCCTTTGCCTGTTCTTGTCCCATTTCGTCACGGATGCTATCACCTAACTGCAATAGAGTATCATTCTCCATACCGCTTAGTTCTTCAATCCAACGGCCCACTCTGTCAACCATGGTCTTTGCTGTGACGATCGCACTTGCTTGCTGGATCTCACCTTCTCTTAAATTATTCATACTTTCTCCTGTTTGTTCTATGCTTTCATTCTCTTTTTTGTAAATCTTATTGTCAGCTTTTTCACTGCCTCTCATACGATTCATAACTTTCTTTGCACTCTTGTCTGTGGTCATATAGTCGCCGGAAGTCATTGTGTTTACAATGTCTTTGCCTGCTTTGTCTTGATAAGATTTTAGAGTGTTTGTACTTAATTCTGTTTGAATGTTTTCGCTTCCAACCATATCTTTGAACTGATCTTCTAGATCTTCTAGGTAGTCGGCCATGTCAATTTCGCCACCGTCTTGATCACTATAGGCATAATATACTTCTTCCACAGCAGATTCAACATCACCTTGATTGAGAGCTGCTAGTACTTTATTATAATCAGGATCACCGTAGCCACCACGTTCGTTCATGTTTTCATCAAAGTTTTTGAGGATCATCATCAATGCTTGTTTGTCGATGTCTGCACCTTCTTGTACTGTGTTGTCTACAATAGGTTCATCACGCTCTGATAATTCAGCTACTATGGCATCGTGCATGAACTGTGCCTGTGACAGTGCATCATTTTCCACAGTTTCATTGAAGCCAGAACTGCTACGTGCTGTGTAGATCTGTGTGCGCAGTTTGTTTCTAGCATCTTCCAGCTGTTCAACATTGAATGTTTCTAGATTCAGTTTGCGACCAAAAGTCTTAAACATACTTTCGTTCAGTCTTTTACTGGTTCTATTAATTTTGAAGAGATCTGTGGTTTTCATATTGGTTGATCCATAGTGATGTATTATTTATTCAGAAATAAGTCAAAGCGGTTACAGTTTCTTTGGCAGCTAGAGTTTTATCTCTGCTTTCGCAGTACCTTGCCCAAAGAGTATCCGCTTTTTCATAGTTTTTAGTTATGACAGCTTTTTGATACTGTGTTCTTAGAATCTGACTATCTGTGAACCATTTGCCGTACTCTTGGTCTAATCTGTAAATTTTATCTACGGTTGCAGAATTGGTATTTTTTGTCACTAGATTGGCCATTCTGATTGCTGTGGCATTGAGATTAATGTTGCTGTAGATAAGACTGTTGTGCCTATAAAGATGTTTTGTAGTTTCTTCACTGACGATTAACACATCACCTACAAGAATACCTTCAGCAACCTTCAGTGGCAGAATGTGGTTGTCAGCTATGAGTTTATGCTGTGCGTTAGCTACTAAGTGCTCTAACCGCCGCTGTATGTTTGTCATAAAAAAAGGACCTATGGCCCTTATTTAAGTGGGTGATTGATATTAGCTAAACATCTTGGCAACTAGATCCATATGCCCTGATACCCAGCCTAATACCGCTACGCCACCAGCAGTCATATAGATCCATTTTTGTCTAAATTTTTCTAATTCTGTAATTTTACTGGCCAATTGACTATGTTGTTCACAGCTTGCACCATACATGTCTTCTAGTTTGGCCATGACACTTTCTCTAGTTTTATCTAGACAGTCGTGCATGTCTTTAACATCAACCTTGATCTCATCTAATTTTTCGTCTAGGTTCGCTACCTTGGTTTCTACTACACCAAGTCGTTCTACGGTTGTGGCCATGTAGGCTGTTTCCTTTTATGTTAAGTCAAGTGCTCGCTCCGAGCCATGTGCCTAAGTGTTCCGAAATGCCTAATTGTTTTGCCTGTTAAATTATATTTATCCCGCTTGTGAGATTTCGTATATCCAAATATTTGCACGATCACCTTTGGTTTGAAATATTGAAGGTGTAATATCTACTGAATTATTTAACTGATTTATCACAGGAACACCTTCAAGGTCATCCAACAGCAGACCCACTGGATCGTCACCAAGTCGAAAAACAAAATCTCTTTCAACTGAAAATTCCCAAATCCAATGAGTGGCAGCACCTTCTATAGCATCGGGTAGTCTACCTGTGTGGCATTCTGGGTCTCGATCCCATTCCACATTTGACCTAATGCCAATGGCCTGTATGAGGCTGTTGAAATTGGCCTGTTGCCCCAATTTCAAATGATCTGTTTCTGATCTAGATGGACGAGAACGTGTGATATCAACCACACTGACAAGTTTGAACAGTTGCATAATTATATGCTACTATTTAACTCTACAAAATTGTAGTCGTAAAAAAGCCCGGCGAACCGGGCTTAGTCTTCCCATCCCTGAGAATTTAAAATTACATACCTTCTAGGTCTGTCGGAACAGTTACTGTAATTGTGTTGGAATCAGACAATGTAGCAACACCGCTGCCGGCTGTATTAGTAAATGTACCTGTATCTAGAACTTGAGCAATTAGTCTAGCAACAGCGTCGATGCTGGTGCTGTGACGATCTGCTACCATAAAAATTTCAAGACCGTTGCTTTTGAATTGAAACAAACGAGCTATAGAACCTAGTGCATCGGAAATCTTTGCTGCGGCTGCGTCTGAAGCTGCTACTGCTAGTCCTGATCCATTTAGAACTACTTTGTAGAATGTTAATTCGGATGTGTATTGAATTGTACCGCGAGCTACTGCTGTTGGATTTGTTCTTGTGAATGTTGCCATGATATGTTCTCCTTAAATCAATAGTCCCGCTCCGGGACTGGCATATTATTTAGTCAGATTGGAAAAAACCGTGGTCTTAGACCTGTTAATCGGCTCGAAACGGAGTCCAGCGATCACGTGGCACTAATTTTGAACCGCCTGCAACATAGCCTTCACCACCGGGCTTACCACCTGTAGTTTGTTCTATGTCGCCGCCTGATGCATCTAGCTCACGAATTACTTCGTCTTTGGCCGCCATGATCTCACGCACTAGTTCAAACATCACATCCATGACTCCGGGGTGCAGTTCGCTGTGTGCCGCTATCTTGGCAGCTTTGGCAGGAGTCTTTTGCTCAAAGGCCATAAAAGCTTCTGTGTTGATATTGTCCAGTTGTTTTGTTTTCGATTGGTTATTTACAAAAGTGTAAATTTCACTCTGCAGATAGCCCATACCAGCAACAGGAGCTAACAATTTATCAATGGCCTGTTGATTTTTAGCCAGTGCTTCAATAGCAGCAATATTGTCTGCACCAACTGCTGGTCTATAGCTAACACTGGTCAAGCCAAATACCTTTAGGTCTGGATTGCCACTAAACTGATCAGGATCGTCAAAGTCCGCACCTGTCTTGTCTCCAAAGTAACCAAACACCTTGTGTGCCGCCACTGCTACCTTGGCCTTGGCCAATGCTCGACCAATTTCACTAGTGCCAGCAACAGAGTAAGTGGTTTGATTGGGAGTAAATGTAATTTTGCCGTTAGCGCCGGCATATGGTTTGCCTGGATGGAATAGGATGTCTCCGTAGACATAACCTCGAAACTCTGCAGGAGTTGCACGTTCAAATATGGGCCATAATGCTGCCATATCTCCGGCAAACTTCTCACGCCAATCTTCGCCTTTGCCACGACTCATGATAAACTGTTTGAGTTCGTCTGGGCTAGAACTTTTGCCTTCCTCACGTCCCCAGTTGTTTTTGCCTACCAGTCGGAAACTGCCATCATCCTCACGTCCCCAGTACACTGTGGGATTGCCGTCCCACTTGATCGTGATACTGGTTTCGGGACTGGCTAGATCTTTTAGTATTTTAATGGCCTTGTTTGCACCATTGGCTTCTGTGAATACAAGATCTTCTAGGTGGTTGAACTCACGGCCCACTTTCTTGGGTGCAGGGGCTGCTTCAGCTTCACGTAAAAATTCAAATGCTCTCATTTAACTCGTTCCATCATTTTGCGAAACCAAGAGGGTGTTCCAGTTTGCGCACTTTCAAACGAGATTACGTTTTCCGGCAAGGTAATACCTTGCTTGCCCAATGTTTCTCTTGCGCCTGCAACTAGTTCTTCGTAGTTAGGCAATTTTTTAATAAAATCTAAAATGTTGTCCACTGATTTGATATCTTTAACTGTGGCTGTTTGTCCCAGCAACACCTTGGCAATTTGATTCCAGTCGTTGCCATTGGGTAGTAGTTCGTCTGTGGTAGCATTTAGTATTCCGTGCTTTGGACTGTACTTGATGCCGCGAGCACGAGCAATTGAACTCAATAGGATATGTCGATGTTCACCGCGATACTCGCCCTGTCCACCAATCATTGAGCCTTGTTGAAATTTAGGATTAGCTGAAAACATAAAGTCTGCTTGTACAAATCCATTGTCCGGACTGCCTTTGATTGGCACCTTCCAGTGTACATTGTCTCCGCTGAGTTTGATGTTTTCTTTGCCAAATTGTGCAATGAGTTTTTCAGCGAATGATTTTTTATCCACTTCGTTGGCATCAACTGACAGGTCTAGATCACCTGAACTGTTCTTTTCAAAGGTGCCATCTGGATCTTCTTTGCGGCCTGTGGTACCTAGCCATTTAACCGGCTTCTTGTCATCAAGATGCTTTTCTTTGGTAAAGTCAAGACCTGTGATTTTTTCAATGTAGAGAATGGTTTCCTCTACGTCTCCTGTGGCAATACGCTGTGTTAGTGGTTGTTTTTCCGGGCCTTTGAATACGTTGCCGCCTTCTGACAGTTTACTGATCATTGCTTTCATCCAATTTTTTCTTGAGTTTACGTGCTTCTGCTATTCTGCGAACACCACGTGTGAATTTTGCAGGATCTTGACCCTTGATTGCATTGATAAGTCTACGCTCAAGTTCGTCTGCTGAAGCAGAATCATAATTTTTATGAATACTTTCCAAGAGGTTAATAGCCGAATTGATGATGTTGGCAGCACGACTTTCTATCAACGAATCAGTGCTGCGCACATCGGCAATAGAATTTAGTTCCTGCAAAATCGATCTGGTTTGAAGCTTCATTGAAATATTCCTATTGTGTATTTAACTCATTTTAAACAATAATAACATTGTACTGAAAAATGTGCGATCGCACAAGAGCCGGATAAATAACTCAGTAGAAACACTGAGTCTACACTAACACACAGGAAACACAATGAAATTTTTATCAGATCGAATGTTAGCTATTATGGAACGTCTATCCGAAATGTTCCCTGGATCCAGCTATCAAAGCCGCTTAGATCAATATCTAAGCACCAAAGGCATTACCGATGCCGCACAACTCGAAAATTATATTCGACAATTCAACTCCCAAAAGGAATCTTATCTATGAAAACAATCTTAAACTCAATCTGGTCATTTTTAGAATCATTTGCACAGGCCCGTGCTGCCGCAAGTCTTGCTCGTCAAGGTCGCATTGAAGAAGCCAAAGCCGTATACACAAACTAAATGAACTACTTAGACACCGTAATAATGCTGTTACGCTGGAAACAACAAGGGTGGGAAGTACATCCTATAGTTGACGAATTTCACGGCTGGTTCTAAGCTAATAAATACTGGCATGAAATTAGTGTATATACACGGTGCCAATGCCACCAGCGAGAGCTTCAATTACATCAAGAGTAAACTAGGCGACGGACTAGATATAAACTACGACAGTCGCAATGGGTTTGAAAACAACCTAAAAGATATGCAGTCTACGTTAGACGGGAATACTGATCTAGTGTTTGTTGCACATAGTCTAGGCGGTATCTATAGCCTGCATTTGGCCAATAGTATGCCCGATGCTGTTAAAGGTGCTGTTACTCTAAGCACACCATATGGTGGCGCCGAAGTGGCAGACTATGCCCAATACTTCTTGCCGTTCAGCAGACTGATGCGTGACATTGGTCCTAGTAGTTGGGTTATGAAACAGGCAAGAAACATCAAGATACAGCATCCTTGGACTAACATTGTAACAGTCAAAGGACAAAGTGCATTCATGCATGAGCCCAATGATGGTGTTGTGACTATTGCTAGTCAGAAGCATCATGAGGATATGGAACTAGTAGAAGTAGATTATAACCACTATGAGGTTGTGCTCAGTGACGTAGTGGTTAAACTTATTAAAGAACGAGTAAACAAGTTCAAGAAATAAGTTGCTTTTAGATCATAGAGCATATATAATAGTACATAGAGAAAAAGAAGTATCTATGTAAACAGACATTACACACAGGAGATTATTATGTCAGAAATTTTTACAGCACCAAAGCTACCAGAAGTTAAATTCAACAAGAACGGATACGAAATTCGTACAGACATCTTGGGCATGGCCAAGAGCCTAGTACAAGACGACTTCCAAGCCAAGTTCCAAGGTTGGGAAATGACTGCTACTCGCGATGAGAAGACTGGTCAGATCGTTACTAAGGTAGACATGCCAACTTTCCCAGGACTTGATAAAGTTCTAGAAACAGCAGAGAAAATGTACGCATTTGTCAATGCTGGCGCTACCAAGAAGTAAATTATTAGCCGCATAGCGGTATATTATAATATAGTAAATGAAAAAGGACCTTCGGGTCCTTTTTCTATGTGCGTAACTTGGCCAGTCTTAAAAATTTAAATAGACTAAACCACATCCAACCTATGTCAAACTCAAACCAACGACGACTCAGCTTAGGATTAGCAGGATCTAAGTGATGATTGTTGTGTAGTTCTTCACCGCCAATTAGTATGCCCCAAGGCACTATATTACGGCTGTGGTCTTTGGTTTCGCCATTGCGATAGCCCCACCAGTGTCCGATGCCGTTGATAAATCCAGCGGCCCAGAACGGAATCCATAACATTTGTACACCCCACACCATAAACCCCCAAAGCCCAAATAACAATAAGTCTATGACTAGCATTAAGAGAATGCCTAGTTTGTGATGTGGGGTATACAACTTGCGTTCAATCCAGTCTTTGGGAGTGCCCATTCCGTATTTCATGATCATGTCAGCATCTTTGCCAGCACGATTATAAAACTTGACTCCACCAAATACCAATGGCCAAATACCAAATACGTGTGGACTATGTGGATCACCTTCTACATCAGTATTTTGATGATGTTTACGGTGAATTGCTACCCATTGCTTAGTAGTCATGCCTGTGGTCATCCACAACCAAAAACGCATAAAATGGCTCAGGATTGGGTGAAATTCAATTCCTCTATGTGCTTGGTTTCTGTGTAGATATAGTGTGACACAGACTATTGTGATGTGCGTCATTACTAGGGTTGCGATTATTATAGTCATCTTTTACTTAGCCCGTTGACATAAGGGTTAAATTATGCTATAATATAGTATGAAAAATAAACTTATACTCACAGACGCAGATGGAGTTTTGCTAGATTGGGAATGGGCATTCTCAGTTTGGATGCAAGAACGCGGTTACACTCTAACAGCAGACAACAAGAAAAGCTATTATCTGCATGATCACTACAATGAGCTAGAGGAACGGGATTCAAAGAAAGTTGTTAAAACTTTCAACGAGTCAGCAGCCATTGGCTTTCTTCCTGCTCTACGTGATTCAGCTCACTATGTTAAAAGACTGCACGAAGAACACGGTTATGAATTCCGGGTGATCACAAGTCTAAGTCTAGACAAGAACGCAGGCAAACTGCGTGAAATGAATCTTCGTAAACTGTTTGGCAATGCCATTGAAAGTGTTATTTGCCTGGACACAGGTGCAGACAAAGATTCAGCATTGGCTCCTTACAAGGCGAGTGGCATGTGGTGGATTGAAGACAAGCCTGCCAATGCCGATGTTGGCCACAGTCTAGGACTGCGCTCTATCCTTATTGAACACGGGCACAATATGCATCATGAATGTTCATACCCTGTGGTCAAGAACTGGCGCGAACTCTACGAACTAGTTTTAACTCCAGTATCTGGTGCTGTCTAAACTGTCCCAATAGGCTTTGTTGTTGCGATTGACAAAGTTTTTGACTAGATACTTGGCCATGCCCATATAGCCCATCTTCTTGAATCTACGACTGTCCTGACCAAAGTGATGTCGTATGATTCTAAACTTCTTAGGGCTGTACTTACGGCTCAAGAAGAAGTCTTCTGATGTTGCAAACTGCTCCGGAAAGCCGCCGTACTGTTCAAAGCGATCCCTGCGTGTTAGCATAAAAGCACCAACAGCAAAAGGACTAACATATTTTAATACATGATTGATTAGGTTAAATGCTGTAAACCCAATCTTTGCTCGTAGGTCTCGATCATAGCATTTGATATTCAATCCTATGAGGTCTAGGTTCTTACGCTCTATCATGTCAACAGCATCTTGTATTACATTATCTTTAAAGAATCGCACATCAGCATCAATAAACAAGATATAGGGAGTAGTGACCAGTTGTGCTCCATTGTTCTTGGCCAGCGAAACAGGCCCACCTTCAATGATTTCTACATTTAACTTGCCCTTTGCGGCTTGAATAACTTCACGAGTATTGTCTGTAGAACAATCAGCAATGATGATTCTAGTATCACCAATGTTTTGGCTGCGTAGAGAGTCTAGCAAATGGTGTATGTAGTTCTCCTCATTCTTGCAGGGAACCACAATGGTAATTTTATCGCTTATTGTCGTTTGCATTGGCCTACCACCTTAAAATTTTTAAACTTCAGCTGCCACTTGAGGCTGCTTAGGACTTGCTCGCAGGTCTTTTGATCTTGGAACTGGAGTTCTACTCTGCCTGGTTGATCCTGGGGATCGTTTATATGTATCGCTGTCAGTATCAATAGCCACATCATCTCGCTCCTTGGTCCAAGTTATAATTTCCCAACGGCCGTTGTGGTGTTCTACAAGTGCAGTACACGATTCAACCCAGTCACCGTCATTCATATAAGTTACACCGTTGATCTCTTTGATCTCTGCATGGTGTATGTGTCCGCATATGATTCCATCAAAGCCACGTTTCTTGCAATAGCCTGCTAGATTCTCTTCAAACTTGAATATAAAGTCTACTGCTTTTTTAACCTTGTGCTTAAGAAATTTGCTAAGGCTAAAGTACCCAAAACCCATACGACGACGAATCCAATTAAATTTATTGTTGAGGCTAAGAATAAAGTCATAGGCCTTGTCTCCCAAGAACGCAATCCACGGTGCCAGTCTAGTAATGCCATCAAATAGGTCACCATGTGTAACTAGATAGTGTTTGCCGTCTGCACCTATATGTTCTATTTGATTGTGTATTTCTACTAGTCCAAATGAAAAGCCATACGGTATCATGGGTCTTAGAAACTCATCGTGATTGCCTGCTATGAATACCACACGAGTTCCACGCTTGGCGTGACCTAGTATTCTGCGTACCACATTAGTGTGGCTCTGCTTCCACCGCCATTTGTTCTGTTGTATCTTCCAGGCGTCGATTATATCTCCCACAAGGTATAGTGTGTCACAACTATTATGCTTGAGGAAATTATTTAGTTGTCCAGCCTTGCAGTCTTTGGTACCTAAGTGGACATCGCTTACAAAAATACTACGATAAGTCTTTTGCATCAAATATTTAACGAATATTCGATTACACTAAGATTACAAAGTCATCAATTCGTCAACAAAGTCTAATAACAATGTGTGGTGGTGACCATTATGGTACAGACCCTGCATCCATGAATAGCCTTCATACCAATGAGGTTGACTTTCGGGATGACAGCCCATGATGCCTACATTGCCCTGTATAACAGCCATTGGATCACCGTTGGGATACAGACTCCATATCTTGGCTGTGTCAATGCCTGCACCTACTAGAGCACAGCCATCATAGAAGAACATAGATTCTTCTTCACCCTGCCACAACACTCGTTGATTCTTGGCGTGTGGTCTGCGTGTGTCAGCACCTGGACGGGTAATGTATTGTTCTGCACGAATGTCTTTGAGTAGATCAAGATAGTAATGTTCGGCCCAATAGGCTCCCATACAGATGCCTAGGTACCGGCCACCACCACGAACAAATCTTTTGACTGCATCTCCATTCTCGCTGAATAGATAATCAAAACTACTGGCATCCCCTATGCCTCCGGGAATACAGATACAGTCTACATCGTCAAAGAAATCCCGCTCAACTTCGTGGCGGGTGAATATTTTAAAACTGTAATGTGAGCCCAGGGCTTGCATAATCCCATTGCCGCTTTGCACACTGCACTTGGGTTGATGTAAGAATAACGCAATCTTTTTCATCACAGCTCTTTATGTTAGTGCTCACTTAGAACGCCATTCCCGGGCACGACTCCGATAACGTTCTGCCCAGCAGCCGGGCACACCAAGTAACGCAAGCGTTCCTAAGGTAGGTGTTCTATTCTAAAATTAATTGCACCAGCTTTGTTTAGCGTCACCGTAGTATTCACGAGCGTGACCGTTGCTAATAAGTCCCTGTCTAATGCTCTGTCCGTTTACCAAGATATCTCCCAATATACGGCCACCAAACTTATCCCATCCATAGATAATAACTTGGTGCTTTGGGTGGGATTGTAGGGCTTGAGTTGTAAATTTACTCGCCAGTTGCGCTCGCTGGTCTTCTTGTGGACATTGAGCTCTGTGTCCTTTTTCCGGGGTGTCGACTCCGTAGATTCTAACAGCAAGTTCAGGTTTGAGCGGTAGTGGTAGAAAGGGAGCGGCGATTACAATAGTATCGCCATCACTCACTCTAATAACTTGTGCGTCATAAGTCGCTGACTTGGCAGGCATCTTGCCCTGTGCAAATGCTAGTACCGGGACTAACAATAATACGGCTAAAAATCTTTTCATATAAACTCCAATAAGTGCTAGTATTTATTCGTATGTAACAGTGTCTGAGTCACCTAGACGCCATTTAGGGTTCTGTTCAACCACCCACTTCTTAGTGGCCACTTTGAAGTCTGGGTGCAGCATTTCTTTGGGATTGCTGGCGGCATCAAAGAATCTGCAGCGATTGTTGGGCTGTGCGGCATACTGTCCGTTGTCTAGTTCGATAAAGTTAAAGCTCTTGTGATCTTCAGGCCATTCTGAATATGTGGTGTCTATGATGTTCATGTCAGGTGCGGCATTGTCCACTGTGAACAAGTATTTGCCCTTGTGTAGCTGACGATCCTTGGCATAGAACTCACAGCTGAGATTGCGTAGAAATGCTTTCTGGATCACAGCTATGTCATAGCTGAAACAATCCCAAATCTGTAAGGTGTCCAATGATAGGAACTTGTCCGACTCTAAGTCAGTGTTTCTACTCACATAGGCATGTAGGGGCAGCTTGTCATAGAGAGCACCGTATCTGGGCAAATAGCTTTCTATGCGGAATGCTTGACTGCGTAGGCTCTTGATACTAACCCAGATGCAGGGTTCATACTCTCCGTATCCTGATTTAAAATCGTAGAGAAATTCTCGTCTTACAAAACAATGTACAGGTGGCAGATTAGCCACTAAGAAACTCATTAGTTGTAGCCTCGTTGAATACCTTTGTCTACACAATCACTACATTCACAGTCCGGGCAATCGCAGCCGTCTGTCATACAGCTGAATCCGCAGTGTGCGGTACACCAGCAGGTGCATTTGGGTTTTAGTCGTTGATATGTTTCTGTTTCTTCAGTCATATTAGAATCCGTTAGTGGCTGAGTTGTAGAACAGTTTACCTGTCCAAGTCGATGTTTTAGCCTGTGTACTAGATGCCCAACTAACTGTCATTGTTCCTGGGCCTGTTAGGTTACCAAACATAACACGGAAAGGATAATAGATGTTTGCGGTCATTGCAACGGTTCCGCTCACTTCTACAGGACCGTGAAGGCCGCCATTCTGTACAATAGCATTGGTATGAGTATATCCAGTGATGGCATTCGGGCCTATCCACATATAACTAGCATCGTCGGTGTTGGTGTAGAATGTATAGGTATCTGTAGTAGGTGCTAAGAAGTATCCTGTTAGCATAATACTACTATACTCTGGTAGGCTGGATAAGTTTAAACTTGTATAGACACCTTGAGACGTTGCGGCATAGGTGTCAAAAAATGTTAGATCATCGTTAGCCGGAGTAAAATCAGTACCAAAGTAGCCATTAGCATTCGTTGTGCCGGTTACTGTGCGATGATAAACTCCAGATGTAAATGTAATAGCTGCAACGTTGATCCACGGACGTCCTTGTAGCAATCCTCCAGTATTAGGATTATCATCTGCGTCAGTGGCATAGGTGTCCGGTAATAGAGTGATATCAAAAGTGTTGTTCACCCGATAGTAAGGTTTAGTTGTGTCGCCAAATGCTTGCTTTTTTGCCTGAGCAATATATAATTTTCTCAGCTGCCGTTCTTGTTTACTTTCATTTTGTTGTGGAGTACATAACACAGTATCACCGTCTACCAGCCCCATTGCTGATAACTTTGTAGAACTATCACCAAAGGTAATGCTATTTTTGCTAGGATCACTTAAGAGACTCCAGTGATAATAATCTGCTGGTAGTCCTTCGTCTGTGGCAATGGCTGTGATTAGTGTGTCAACGGTGGCAGTGGCCAATGTTATTCCGGTAACGCTACGTTTTGTTCCGGTTAGTCCCCAATAGTTTATATCGGCCATTATTACATACCACCTAGTTGTCTAATACGTGCAATTTCTTCTTTTGCAGGATCACCTTGCTTTTGCATAAAACCTACGATTTGATCATAGTCAGCCATAGTAACAACACCCTCTTGTGATAATTTGATCACAGCTTCTGCAACATCATGCAGGTCAGCATCTTGTTTGACATCTTCGCGAGCCAGCTCTAGCAGGCGTATAAACAAGGGTACATCTAATTTAACTATATCCATTTCAAAATCCTCAGTCTAATATTTAGCAGGTTAAATACACTTACTATGATAAACAAAGCTCCCTTTAATGCTCTACTAAAAAATCTTAAAGACACTGGCAAATATCGTGTGTTTAACGATATCATCCGCGAAAAGGGCAAGTTCCCTTCAGCTATGTGGTACGGTCCCTATAATATCAAAACTATCACAAACTGGTGTAGCAATGATTATCTAGGTATGGGCCAGCATAAAGTTGTACTAGATGCCATGCATACTGCACTAGATCACACAGGAGCAGGCAGCGGAGGCACTCGCAATATTGCAGGCACCAGTCACTATCACGTGGCTCTAGAACACGAACTAGCCACCTTGCACAACAAAGCTAAGGCCTTGCTGTTTAGTTCAGCCTATGTGGCCAACGAGTGGACATTAATTGCTTTAAGCAAGATCATACCCAACATACATTTTGTATCAGACAGTGAGAACCACAACAGCCTAGTCATAGGTATGGTACACAGTCGTGCTCCAAAGACTGTGTTTCGTCACAACGATCTCAATCACCTAGAAGATATATTAACCAGCATACAGCTCACAGGCAATACACCCTGTATAGTATTTGAATCAGTTTACTCAATGGATGGCGATGTTGGACACATCAAAGAAATCTGCGATCTAGCAGATCGTTATGGTGCTATAACATATATCGATGAAGTTCATGCGGTAGGACTCTATGGTCCCCACGGTGGTGGGAAAGTTGAAGAGCTTGGGCTACAATCCCGTATTGACATAGTCAATGGTACATTAGGGAAAGCCTATGGAGTCCAAGGTGGTTATATAGCTGCCGATGTAGAAGTCATTGACGCCATCCGTTCAGTAGCTGCGGGCTTTATCTTTACCACAAGTATGAGTCCTGTAAGTTGTGCTGGTGCCCTGGCTGCGGTCAAGTACCTAAAGGATCACAATGAATTGCGTGACAAACATCAAGAACGGGCTCGTAAGCTCAAGCATAGATTATCTGTGGCCGGTATGCCTGCAATGGAATGTACTACCACTCACATTGTACCTATCCTAGTAGGAGAAGCTGTTCGCTGTAAAGCCATCAGTGATGAACTGCTCAACGAACACAACATCTACATACAGCCTATCAACAATCCCACAGTTGCCGTAGGAACGGAGCGGTTGCGTATTGCTCCCACTCCGTTTCACGATGATGGTATGATTGAAGATCTGATTACGGCGCTGACTGCTTCATTTGCGTGTCACCCGGCGCAAGTCTAAAACGATCTTCTGCATAGTCTCCAGTACCAACTTCAAATATCACACTGTTGGCCACTAGAGATTCTACTTGATGTGGTCCTAGCTGCCCAAAGTCAGCAGTCTGTCCTTCTTCTAGCACAGCTTCTTTTACTTCTCCGGTGGCAACATCGATAAATTTAACTTTGAACTTGCCTGCATTCACAAACCAACTCTTGGCTTTTTCTTTGTGAAACACCAAACTGGTCTTGGCCCCTGCACGTTCAAATACCAATAGTT